TTAGGAAGAGTAGGTAAAAAAGTATATAAGCAAACACGAAATGGGTCTTATATATGCACATTATCAATAGCAACAAATCGAAAATATATTGATTCAAAAGGACAATCTACCGAAATAACTACTTGGCACATAGTGAATTTCTTCAATAAACTTGCCGATATTGTTGAAAAATATTGTCATGTTGGCGATTTAGTCTATATAGAAGGGGAAATAAGCAATAAAAAAATAGAAGAGAATGGGGTGCATCGCATGATGCACTCAATTATAGGAAATGAAGTAAAATTTATCCCAAATGCCAAGAAAGATAATTTTATAAAACCAGAGGATAGCCATGGAACTGATATACCATTTTCTACGGAAGATGAAGAAATTCCTTTTTAAATATGAACAAAATTATACGGTTTATTCAATAAATGGCGTTACTTGGTATAGATTAGAAAAAGAATCACCGGGTATAAGATTTCCGCAGATCGTTGATATGATAATGAAAGAACTTCAGGAGTAAACATGAAAATTTTTTTAGCGTTGTTAGCACTAATGACAATAACCTCATGCAGCCAACGAGAAAATCATCAAATATCGATAACTCTTAATAACGGAAAAGTTATTACATGCACGCATACTAAAAGTATAGGCCATACATTAATTTGTAATAATGGATTTTACCAAGATGAAATCCCTATTGAAACTATAAAAATAGTAAATGACACAGAATATGGGGATTATAAGCCTTTTATTTCAAAAACTCACTTAGAAATTAGAAAAACTGGAATAAATCATTCTATTATTGAAGTTGAAGACTAGAGCCGATATCACCTGAAATAAGATTTCCCGAGGTAGTTCAGATGACAATGAGAAACGAGGAATTATTATGACAATATTTTGGTATATCCCTTTTATTTCATTTATTTTGTCCTTTTGTATATCTTATTTAATTGCGAATTATATGGGATATAAAAGAGATAAAAGATTACAAAAATTGGTCCAATTAGAAAAGAGAATTTCTTTCCTTGAGGAATTAACAGAAGATATGGCATTTAAAAAACTTCTACAAAAAAGATGGGCGAATAATTTAAAAAACTATTCAGAAAAAGAGGACTCCGATGGAAAATGAAGAAAGACTTAAGATGGATTTTTTAAAATTACTTGGTGATTTCCAAATTATGTATTGTTTGTTACAAAAAGCATGTGAAGATGATGATGACGATAATGAAAATCTCTCCAGAGAATCCTTGAATGAAAAAGGATCAGAATTATATAGGAGCTGGATGCCATTGTTTTTAAAAATGGCTCAAAATTTTCTAAAAGAATGTGAAGAAAAAGAGGCTTCCGATGGAAAATGACCTGGATTATTGGCACCAAAAAGTGACGCCTATAGGATATATGGCATTTAGTAAATGGATGGATAAATTTACAAGAACAATGGATAACAGAAAATTAGTTTTTAATGAAGAATCATGTAAGTACCAATCCCTTTTATTGGCTGAAGAATTAAAGGAAATTATCAAAAAATACAGTGTAAAAGAGGAATCTGATGGAAAATGACAAACTTTTTAATTTTATAAATAGTATTCCTTTAAAATGTGAAAAGGGTTATTACAAACTTAAATTTAAGGATTTCGTCCCGATGGAAAATGAAGGAAAGCCTAAAGAAAATTATTATTTTCACGATATGATGTTTTTTGATAAAAATGGCAATCTTATACCATATCCTGAATATATTAAGTTATATGGGCAATTAGATGAGAATAATTCTTAATTACAAAATCCAGCGCGCTATATGACCATTTTCTAAGAAAATAAATAGAAATCCTAAAGACACACAAATATTCAGAAGTTTTAATCCTTTCTGCAATATGTCTAACCTATTATCTAATCTATCTAATCTTCTTAGAAAAGATTCTGTCATTTTCAACATATCTTTAAGCAATATATCTTCTTCTTTAAAAAATATAGTACTCCACGGAATTCCTCCGTCATCATATCCGGGATATTTATTTAATTTGAATATGTATTTTTGTTCATTGTCATTCATTGGCTATTCTTTATCCTTACAATCAAATTCAATAATATCAGGCTCCACGCATTTAAAATAACTATTAATAGTTGCATAACCATAAACAACAATATTTGAGTAAATTTTTGCCATTTCTTCAGAGTTTAATAAAGATTTAATTTGTTTTTCTATATCGTATACTTCTGCATCATCCACACAGAACCTCCTTATTCTTATTCCTGTAATCCAATATCTTCTGGATAGGCTCATTAATTTTTACGCCACGTTGTCTTAAATAACGATATAAAGTTGGTTTGGAAATATTTAATTGCTTTAACATGGCGCTCGTAGTGATTCCTTTAGAAGTATATAAGATTTCAGCTACTTTGGCTTTTTCTATTACATGCTCTGGAATACCAGTTTCTTCCCAGCTTCGTTTGCCGCCTACTCTGCCAAGTGCACGTGCTGCTGCTATTCCGGCCTGAGTTCTTTCAAGGGCACAATTTCTCTCATATTCCGCTAATATTCCAAAAAATCCCAATAAAAGAAGTCCCTGTGCCGTATTAGTATCAAAATTGTCCTTTAGACTAATAAAAGAAATATCTCTTTTTTTGAATTCATCAACCAGATGAAGGAGATGCGCAAGATTTCGGCCAAGTCGATCTAATTTCCAGACGACCAACACATCACCAGAACGGATATGATCCATAAGCTCATCAAGAACAACGCGAGCGGTTTTGGCTCCGCTTGCAACTTCTTGATAAATTTTTTCACAGCCTGCTTCTTTGAGAGCATCCACTTGGAGTTGGAGAGATTGGTCGGCAGTAGAAATTCTAGCATAGCCTATTTTCATGAAAAGGAATCCTCAAATATATGGATATATCCATATATTTAAATTCATCCGTGTGAGAAGAGTAATATTAAACCATATTTTTTATATTAACCGGACAAGCAATGTGTAACGGGTTAATGTTACTGAACATTAAAGCATGGCGATCGGAAATTATCAATGATTTCTAGTTACACTAAAGGGGGGTTTAATGTAACTAGAAATTTAAATAAAAAATCCCAATCGTGAAAAGTTTTCACGAACTGGAAAATAAGCTATTCTATTTTTTCGTATAATTAATTGGAGAAACTATGTGGGTTCATCAATAAGAGATTGCGATGACTGTAATGGAATTGTCGTAACAATACATTTAAGTGAAGTCGCTAAAGATTTACTGCAAGAAGTTTACAAGCATGGTATGGGAAGACCAGAAGATATTTTTAATGCCATTATTGATGAGTCTCTATATAAATTGAAAGAAGTAATAGATGGAATTAAAGTTAAAAATTAACTGATATTTTGATAGCCATCTTTATAATCATCCTGATTTAAGACATAAAAAAAAGCTACCTCATGGGGACGAGATAGCTTTTTAACCTTTTTTAAATATTACCAAATATTATGCGTAATATTTAATTTCTACGTAAGGACCAGAGGTACTCAACTCACCAGATTGTCCAGATGACACATTTTTCAATGCTTTGAAATAATGGTCAGTCTGATAACCTACTTCAAATGCAAGCAACGCTGCAGGGGTCTTATTTCCACAGCTCATTGGGCACGTATAATCTAAACCTATTTTAGCGGAGGCATTAGACATAACCTGCGTCATGCTTTCGTATTGATTGGCATTGGAAGAAATGGGATCTGATTTTTCGGCATACTCTTTATTTTGGTACTTACTGCTCAATGTGCCTACTACTAAACCCGTATTCAAATGTGTGTCTAATCCAAAACCACTGGATAATTGATAACGGGCATCTATACCAACACGAGGTCCGAAACCATGAAATTTACTGGTTAATGATTGCACGTCATCATTTACTGAATAATTAATATGTCCATAACGAATGCCGCTAAACATCCGGATATCAAAATCACCGGCTGTAAGACGTTGACCAAATTCTAAATCCACGTTATCTAAATCAATTCTTTCATTGTCATCCTTATTACTTGGATGAAAATAAGTGTAGTTCACGGTTAAATCATTTCCAGTACAAGGAAATAAGTAACCTACTTGTGTATACATTCCCCAATCATAACTATCATCATTGACATTACTCACGGCATTTTGGCGAAGATATAATGCATCAACTGCCACTTTAAGGCCACCCTTTTGACTTGGGACACAAACTAAATTGTTAGCAAAAACAGGAGCACTTAATCCTAATGCAATTAAAGCCACTGATAATTGTTTTACATGTCGCATGAATATCTCCTCAATATAATTAAATAGAAACTACTAAAAACACCTTATCAGAAATAGGTTAGCGCTGTCAAAACCGAGGATTTATCCACAAATATTGTGAATAAACATGTGCATACCTTATATATATAGAATATATATGGCGATATAAAAGGCATTTTACTTAAATTGTATATAAATTATACATTTTATAGTGATGATGATATAAATCATATACGTGCATGAAAAGTATCGAAAACACTATTGCAAGTACGTATATTATAATACATATGAGAGGATTTTTTAGAAAAATTAGCGTTTGTCGAATGAATCGTTTAATAGCCCGCATAATACATCCTATATTCTATAACATGGCTGCAATTGTTTAAAAATAAACAACTGCAGCTCTGTCATTACTACCACGAGGAAAAAAACAATTATTCCGCTACATGAACTTCGACTGGGTTTTCAGATTCACTTTTATCTAACTTTCCATACATTTCTTTGACTTCTTCAAGACGGCCAACTAATGAATTATGATTGTTGGTAACATTGTCTATTTGTGTCTTTAACCGTTGGAAATTTTCAGCGCTTTCATTAAGTGCCGCTACTAATTCTTTCATACGGACTTCTAAAATGTCTTTTGTCATAGATAAATTCCTTTATTTAGTGATGATATAATTAAATGTACTGGCACCTGGATCGCCTGAGGATGTAACCGTAAATGATCCATTGCCAGGAACAATCTTTTGCACTGTAACCGAATTGGCTTGTGTATTCCAATTACCTATTACACTGCTAGCAGAAGTACAAAATGCATCGGTTATAACTTGTGCCGCTGCGCCACCTGCAACGACTGCAGCTGCTACAGATTTCACACGGATAGGAGAAGGAGTCACAGGAATGTATCCAAATGCAGCACCAATATCCGCTATGGTATATAAAGTTGATTGCGTCATCACTCCATTACTAATAATAGTATTAAAAACACCACCTGCATTGGCAGCTGCGAATGAGAAAGAACCATTACCTATAGTTGCTGGATAACTCGTAAATGCGCCAACGCTTCCTGACATCCCAGCTTGTATATTTCCATTATTAATTAAAGGATTTAAATCTTGCGATAATCCACCACTAGTATTGGTATAACCAGCGATATGATTTGGAGTGGTTGGTAGTAGAATATTGTTAGGTGCGAGGGAAGTAGTATCAGTAAGAGACCAATTATTGTTTAATTTTTTAATGCCAAATGTACCTACTTGCGTTGATGTCGCATTGGGTGCTGTTTTTGTTGTTACAACGGCAAGCATCTCTTCAGATAATGGAATTCCAAATTTTTGCACGATGCCATTTAGATAACCGGACGCGCTCACTTCGGCTAATGTATCATCGGTTAAAATAAAAATAATGGATGGGGAAACACCAGATTGACCTACTTGATTGATTTGGACATCTAAAATTGGCATTATCATCCTCCTTGATGAATTTCTTTATTTAATGAAATAAATTTTTTAGTTAATAATAATATAGTTAAAAGTAAGATTTCCTGGCGCCGCAGAAGCTGACAAAGTAAATGCGCCATTTGCAGGTGTAATCGATAATACTGAAGCAGGATTTGCTTGAGCACTAAAATTACCTATTACTAGACTTGTGGTCGTGCAAAATGTATCGAATAAAAAAATGTTTGCCAAAGCACTTGTTCCTGACTGTGAAGCAGATTTTATACGGATAGGAGAAGGAGTCACGGGAATGTATCCAAATGCAGCGCCAATATCCGCTATAGTATATAAGGTTGATTGCGTCATCGCTCCATTACTAATAATAGTATTGAAAACACCGCCTGCATTGGCAGCTGCGAATGAGAAAGAACCATTACCTACAGTTGCTGGATAACTCGTAAATGCGCCAACGCTTCCTGACATCCCAGCTTGTATATTTCCATTATTAATTGCAACCGGCGCATCTTGAGATAAACCACCATTTGCATCAGTATAAGTGGCAATGTGATTTAAAGTTGTTGGTAGTAAAATATTGTTAGGTGCGAGGGAAGTAGTATCAATAAGGGACCAGTTATTGTTTAATTTTTTAATGCCAAATGTACCTACTTGCATCGATGTCGCATTGGGTGCTGTTTTTGTTGTTACAACGGCAAACATCTCTTCAGATAATGGAATTCCAAATTTTTGTACGATGCCATTTAGATAACCAGAGGCACTCACTTCGGCTAATGTATCATCGGTTAAAATAAAAATAATGGACGGGGAAACACCAGATTGACCCACTTGATTGATTTGGACATCTAAAATTGGCATTATTTTTTCCTTGATAAATTTTACTAAATCCTTTTTGACTCTATATAATATAGCCAAATAAATTTATTAGCTATATTCATAAATAATAACGAGACCGGATCCAGCATTTCCGCCTGCTTGCGCTGCGCTACCAACACCGGCTGAACAAGCTCCAGAACCACCCGCACCTGTATTAGCGCCTGCATTAACACCTGCTGAGTTGGTACTTGTAACATTTATAGCACCACTCGAAAAATAACTATTACCACCCATCCCGGAACTTGCGGTCACACCACCTCCTCCATCAGACCAGCCCCAATTTCCTGCTCCTCCAGGAAATGTTATATCGCCAGTTCCTGCTATGCCGCCAACACCACCTATACTAGTTACATTGCCGGTTGCTCCTGTGCCAACAGGTGAGCCAGTGCCACCTTTTGCAATGACAATAGCACCTACTGAGCTATCGCTACCATTATTACCGGCACTATTAGATACACCAGTCCCTCCAGCGCCTATAGTAACGGCTTGGCTTGCACCAATTGTCGCAGAAGGTACATAAGATTGAGAATATCCACCTGCCCCTCCTCCTCCAGCAGCTGTGCCTAATGCAATATTGCCGGCTGGCACGCCTCCTCCCGCTCCTCCTCCCGCAAGGACTTGAATTAAACAATTCGCCATTCCAGATGTTGGGGTATAAGTTCCACTTGTTTTGAAAACTTGAACTGCAATTAATCCTCCAGCTCCGCCGCTTCCTGTTGCACTAATCGTAATACTACCAGGTGCGTTCGTAATCGTGATATTGGTGCCTGCGGTTAAATTAGCAGCGCCCGGAGTTCCAGTAGTTCTTCCGATAACGATTTGTCCATCTAACATGTGAGACGTAAATGTAGGTGCACCTGTAATGCTGGTAACGAGAGCGGCGCCAGCGGCAGAAGGCAGAATAGACATGGCGCTTGCAGTACTGAAAACTATTCCCTGAGTTGCTGTTAAATTAGCATTTGTTCCGCCACGCGCCATGCTCAATTGGCCTGTCCAGCCAAGCGTCATGGAAACTGCTTGCAACAAGGCTGTCGCTGGGGTGCCACCTAATGTCATTGTGACATTTGTGTCATCGATTTCTGTCAGTGCAGAAGGTGTTACGCCTGCCCCTATCGCATTGATCGTAATGCTATTACTGGCATTCGTAATTGAAATATTAGTGCCAGCTGTTAAAGTTGATGGGATGGGTGGGCCGGCGGTAGCTCCAATAACAACTTGGCCGTCTGTTAAAGCAGGTGTCAAAACAAGAGCGGTTGCCGTGCTATAAACCATTGCGCCGTCTGTTGCGATTAAATTAGAATTTGTTCCACCACGGGTAAGGCTAAGTTGTCCAGCCCACCCGAGAGTAAGAGAGACAGGCTGTAAAAGAGAGATTGCGGGTATTCCGCCCAATGTCATTGTGACATTGGTATCATCGACTTCTGTTAATGGGGACGGTACTACGCCTGCGCCTATCGCACTAATCGTAATGCTATTACTGCCATTCGTAATAGAGATGTTTGTCCCAGCTGTTAGCGACGATGGAATAGGTGTGCCACCGGTAGCTCCAATAACAACTTGTCCGTCTGTCATTGAAGACGTAAAGCCTGGGATGCCTGCGGCTGTACTTACGAGGACAGCACTATTAATAGTAGCTAATCCAGTAATAGAATCAGTAGTATTGCTATAAAGTAATTCATTAGCTACTGTGCTGAACGGATAAATAGCGCTTGACCAAAAAGGTGCCGCGCTTGAACCAGATAATAAGACATGATTTGGGGTGACGGTGGGAGCTAAGATATCCAAAGCAGTTGCTGTACTATAAATAATACCACCATTGTCTGCCGTTAAGCTCGCATTTGTTCCGCCGCGGGTAAGGCTAAGTTGGCCGCTCCATCCCAATGTCATAGAAACTGCTTGTAACAAAGCAGTTGCAGGCGAACCGCCTAGCGTCATTGTTACATTTGTGTCATCGACTTCAGTTAAGGGCGATGGCGTTGGAAGCTGAGCAGTTGTGGCCAATGTTCCACTGGTTGGGAAGGTAACCGAGGTATTGCCGGTCATCGTGAATGTGCTGGTGAAAGCACCGGCTGTCATTAATGAACCGCCTAATGTCAAGGTCGATGCACCATTGTTAACGCCAGTGCCTCCATTAGAAGGAGGTAATATCCCAACAACTCCGGTGGTTAATGGCAATCCTGTGCAATTCGTTAAAATGCCAGACGCAGGTGTTCCTAATAAAGGTGCCGTAAATATAGGCGCATCAAAAGTAGGAGAACTGGTAATAGCAATATCTTGAGGAAGGGTTAATGTGACATTACCCGTTTGAGGAACACCGAATGTATTATTAGCAAATACTTGATTATTTGTACCTGTAATGAAAGTAATAATACTTCCGTTTGTAAATTGGAGCTGTCCTAATCCGTCAGTAAAAATAAAAGAATTTGGTAATCCATCGGCAATTGGCCATTTAAGTGTATCTAATGTTAATACGCCATTTCCGACAGGACGTATAATGATTCCAATATTTGGGTCAGCACCAGCCGCAGTTAATATAACTGAATTGCCTGAAATAGAATTTATTAATTTTAGATTATTAACTGCAAATGTACTGGCAGTTTAATATTGAAAAAGATAATTTCCATTACTGTCTTTAATACCAGTTCCGGGAAAATTAAATTTGTAATTATTAGCGAGATCGCTAAGACGCAAACCGACAGGGACATCCCCGATTTGCATTTCTCCACCATCTACAAATTGATCAAAGCGTACGTCTGCCATCCATGGCTCCTGGTTAGAAAGTAATTATTAGTTATTGGTTCCTAGTCCATAAAACGCAACACTTACATCTGTGCCAGCAGTAGCAGTAATAAAATGCAAAATATCGCCGGCCCTTACTTCGCGACAAAGTGTTACATTTACAAGTTCTGATTGTGTTGATAAAAATGTATTTCCAACAGGAAGGGTGGCAGCATTATTTAAAGCAACCCAAATCTCTGATCCTTGCTTAATTTTAATTAACGCTTTAAAACGTGGTGCGACGGAAGGAACTATTAATGTCGTATCAACAGATGCACCTAAGGTCACACTGTATAATAAATTAGAAAAACGAAGACTAAAATCATCATTTGGCTGTTGTGATAGATAGGGGGTAGGTGTATTCATTCTAATTCCTTTTAGTAAAAATTAAATAATTCCTAATCTTGCATCGGCGATAAAATGAAACTGTGCCACAGTTTGAATGGTAGTGGGTTGGGCATTATTAAAAGGCACCTGTCCTAATATAGTTGCAATATCATTTGGTTGCATAGAAAATCCTGTGTCTCCTAAATTTGAGAATGTCCAATTAGTAATAGGCGTATCAGAAGTACCTAAATTATTATTATTCTGTAGAAATATAATAGATAGATTTGCACTGGTTCCATCTAATGCATAAATAGAAGGCGTAACAGGAATGCGTTTTGCAACTTCATACCTAGCAGAAATAAATAATGGATGCGCACTCAAATTAATTCCAGCGCTAGGTAATGCTAATTGTGGCCATATAACAGCACCATTTCCAGACAAAGCGCCTGTATAAAGACCTTGATCATATGTTTTTTCATAATAATATTCACATTCTCTAAGCACTTCATTAGTACCTTTTATTAAAGGTCTTGAGGGAATTTCGCTTGGCGTCAAAGAAATTGAATTAATCGTAATAGACGTATTCAAATCGACATAAGCAAATGTAACCACCATGGCAAAATGTTCCGTATCACCAATTTGGGTATTATCGATTAATTCCCATTGAGAAAATCCACTATCATTTACGTTATTAATTGCTGTATTTGTTGAAGCTATTGGCAAAATAGCAGTTGCCGTATCTAATCCACTTCTTGGAATAATTGTCCATCCAGACGCAGTTAAAGTTAATGTCCCTAAAACATCTACATTCCCAATGGAAATAGGTAAAATAGGAATGGAAGAAGTAGACGGTGCTCGGCAAAGATAAACCTTCATTGTAACTGGGTTCGATATACTTGTTACATATCCAAATACGTTAACAGAAAGTGGCGTACCTAATATTTTCTTGGCATCGCCCCCTGATAAATACTGCATAATATAAAAAGAATCATTTGTTCCCGATGTAATAAATTTCAATCCATTGGTTACTGTATCCTGTGAAAAAGCGACGGAAACGGTTGAACCCACTCTGGCAATTGTTTGATCGCAAATATAAGAAGCGATATTCGTAATATTTCCAGAAGCCGCAAATTGAAAAGGATTCACAGTAAAATCCCAGCCTTGAAGAATGCTATCAGACGCTCTGTTATTTAATCTTGGAATATAATAGTCACCCATAAACGCTTGTTCGCGGTTAGATGTATTAAGTTCAAAAGGAATAAGAGAAGCGCCAGCTTGATTTAAAGTTGGAACAATCTGAATACTACTAATTCTGATATGTGAATTAGCTAAAAATGATAGATAAATATCTATATATCCATCCGTTCCAGTATCCGTATTAGTCGATAAAGGAATAGGCGTTGCTGTCGCACCCGTTAAAAGTTTATATCCGGAGTTATCAAAGGTTTCTTGTAGAATCGATATGGGTGACCCACCGGTTGATTCAGCATAGAACATTTCTACACTGGAATTACCCGCTAATTGATTAATAGCAATGAAACTACCGGATAAAAAAACTGATTGAGAGGCTGTACTAGCCCATAAACCTGAATTTGTATTAAATCTTTGCCTTAAATGACAACTTGTAATACCACTAGATAATGTAATGTCTAAAACATAAGGAGGACTCGTAATAACTTTGTCATTTCCAGGGACAGCTATTTGTTGAATGGTTACAGATCCTGTTCCACTGATAACAAAATCCCAATTGGGAGCAAAAGAAAATACTTGATTAGACGCTCCTGTCACATTGTAAATAGTAGGACCATTACTATTTAAAAAAGTTTGGGTAAATTGAGAATTAGAAGCTTGATTTGAAATAGAAAAATCATTTTGTGTAGGATTATCAGCAGCCGTTACATTAGGCCACGCTTCTATTGTTTCTTGCATTACACTATTACTGTCTTTAACAACAACATAATAAAGGTCTAAATTTCCATCACTATCGTAAGGAAAGTAATAAATGATTACGTTATCAGCCGTACCATCTTGTGGCTGACCCACAGAACTTAAAGGAACAGGATTAGATAAAGGAACATATCCATAATTTGGAGGTGCGCCAATTAATTGATAAACGGTTTTTGGTGTATTCCTAGCGACATCTCTATAAAATGTGATAGTCCCATTGGCTAAAGGTAAACCGCTATTTTTATCAACAAAATAAGGTGATAAATCACTTGTGACGAAATATCTATCATCTAATGCCATTTTTAAATCCTTTTAAAAATTATTCCTTCAGTTGTACGGAAAAATCGTATAACTATTGAGCTACAGCTTGCCCACCTGCTTTACCAAGCAGGTTATATAATGAACCTATCAGTTTATCTTTTTTTGTTATTTTATTTAAATTATTTAACGATTTGGCCCATTCTGGATTGGTAATCAATTCAACAGCTGCCTTATCATATTTTCCTCCTGATAATATCTCTCGTAATTTTTGTGTAGCGGCCTGCATCGTACTACGTTCTTTTGACATGCTGCCTCTGGCTAATGCTTCAGCAGTTTTAGCGGTTGGAATATTAATCAATCGACCAAATATCAATTTCATATCTTCTAATTGTTGCTGAGCCGTCTTCATTCCTTTAATTTGTTCAGGACTTGTTGATGTCTCTTGCAATCTTTTAAATCGGCTTTGAAGCTCACTATAATCTCTTTTATTTGATAAAAGCGTTTTAAAAAGATTGGTTCCTGTTTCATCTTTTTTATTAAATAAATCTTCAATTTCTTTACGAACGATACCACGTTCCGCTAACTGACGTGCTTCTTTATACTCCGGTGATACTTTATCTGAAATAGCCGTAAGTTCATTTTTTGTATCTTTAATAATATTACCGCGGTCTTTTGGCGATTCCGCAATCATATCATCCATCTTTTTTTTTACTTGATTAAGATATTGAATACTATTTTCCGGAACACCTTTTAATTTTTGCCTATATGCCACATCATTTTTGACTTCTTTTAATGCATCCTTATAGATGTCATTTTCTTTTATGTCGGCTAATTCTTTTTCAGGTATTTTTATAGGTTCTGCACTTTTATAAAGTGAATTTTTCCTTTCTTCTAATTTTTTTGGAAAAATATTGCCAAATAAATTTTCAATAGCATTTTCCTCACTTGTAGCGCGTTTTTTCCCTCTTTCATAAAGTAATTGTGCGCCTTTTTCGGTTTTACCCAAACTTCCTTGGACGCCGCCAGTAAATGGATTACCTGATGCTTCAGCAGGTGTAATATAAGTTAATCCCAAACGTTTGGCCGCATCGAGTGACTCTTGATAAGGCGTTCCTTCAACTCCTTTTAATACATCTTTAGCAACACGCGAAACTGTATTTCCGCCTCTTCCGCCCAAAGAAGCACCCAATAAAGCAGATAAATCCGCGGCAGGTTCAGGTGCGCCAATAGATTTTGCGCCATAATATCCAAGTCCGCCTACGCCAAGTCCACCTAATACGCGTCCTATATTCCGAATGGTAGGATTTCCTGATTTTACCGCTTCCGATAATGCCGAAAAAGGAGCAGTTACCGCGCCAGCTTCGAGTGCTGATTCTCCTTGATTTTCAGGCGATTGACTTGCTGCAATAGCACCTTGAGATAAAGCATTTCCAAGCCCCGATTTTAGATATTTACCCCATCCTGGAAGTCTTTCTAATATGTCTCCGACTTTTCCCAATCTAGTAGCAGGAGCCGCCAATGAAATAGCAACTTCTGGCGCAAATTGTATTAATTTATCGGCAAGATTTTTTTTCTCTTCGGGAATACCCAGCATTTCCGAAAAGTCACTTTCTTTTTGTTTTGGAAGATTGCCACCTAATTTATTAATTAATCCAATCGCAAGATTACCAGCAGATGTCGCGCCACGAGAGCCAAAATTTAAAGCTCCTATGAGTGGGTCTTTTATACCATATCGCAATATATTTTCTTTATCGCTTGATTTTTCTGGTGAATCTTGTGTGTTTTCTTTATACATAGCCTGATATTCTGGGAAATTCTTATGTATAGCATTTCTCATTACCTCAGGCGCCGTTCCATCCGGAAACTCAAGCTCTTGGCCATTCGGAAGTTCTACAATCATTCGAAATCCCCAGTTTTTGGATTAAATTTCAATCTTTTTTTATTTTCACTAGATTCACGTGGGTTAATGTTCGATGCGCCTAGACGTACTGACTGTTTTGCTTTTAAAGTCGCGTCCAATGCTTCTCTGATATATCGCAAAGATTCTTGACGAGCCACATTAGACATGAAAGGCCATTCTGTTTTAATTTTAGTCTCACTATCACCTAATATTTCACGTGTAATACTGGCAGTAGGACGCCCACTATTTATTATATTTTGATTGGCTGCCAAATCCGTTTGCAATTGTTGTGAAGCAGCCAATCTTCCTAAATTAATTTGATCTTCTTTTTTATTTGAAAAAGTATCCATAATTTGTTTAGGACTACGTCCAGCAATTGTGTTTGCATAAGGTTTGATAGCTTTGCTAATGTAATCACTTAACACACCTAGTTCTTTATCCGCTTGCGTTCCTCTTATAGCATTTGAAATAAGGTCTGATGTTGTTCCATATTTTGCAATTCTATCCAAAGAAGCTGTCATGGCTGGTGTTATATTTATTGGTGTACCATCGGATAATGCTGTTTCTCCTTCACGAACCGCATTAGCTGCCTCAAATACTTGTTGTGAATTAAATTGTGGATTACTTTTTGCAGTCAAATTTTGATATAAATATTCTTCTTTTCCGCCAGTTCCGAGACCAGTTATACCTAATTCTCTTTGTTTTGATAAAGCAAGATTATTAGCAATCTGTGATTTTACCAGTTCTGGATATGCCTGATTTTTAAGCACTAATTCTCTTGCTTCTAAAGGCGTCATAGTGTTTATTTTGCCAGTCTGAGCTTGTTGAAATGCACGAGCCATTTCAGCGGTTGACATATCTGAACGAAATTTTTGTGGCTCTTGCTGGACTTTAAATTTATTTAAGGCATTTTCAAGTTGTCTCCCTTGCGATTCCTCGCCAAATTTTTGCGGCTGTTCTTGTAATAGTAAGGTTTGCATAGCATTTGCAAGTCTTTCTTGTTCTGATTGTCGTGCTAATTGTTGAGGCAATTGACCGGCTTTATAACCCATCGCTAAATTTGAGATAAAATCTCGCAAGCCTGGATTTCCTTGTGGTTCAATATTGGCAAAATTAATTGGCTGAAATGGCATGATTTATTCCTTTAAAAAAATCTATTTTTAACACCATTATAAAGAGAACCTCCAACAGTGTTTCCACCTGGCAACCCAAAACCTGCAATACCTCCGATGGCTTGTAAAATTCCAGATAATGCATCACTTCGGCTTTTATTTTGATTTGATTGTCCCTGAAAAGCTAATCCGGCTTGCTCACCCAATACATTCGACAAATCGCCTGACAATGATTTTGATGCATCATATCCTGTATCAAATTGATGGCCCAATCCTTGCTCACCCTGCTGCTGAATGCCCATCACATTTTGCAACCATTGCTGCATATCTTGACCTAAAAGTGCATCTGAAATACGAGAGGAATTTTTAATATCACTCAAACTTCCACGCATTCCACCAGCCGCCGCCGTATTACCAGCCGACTGCAATGCTTCTTCATTTCTCAATTGATAAGAACGAGAAGGCTGATATTTGCTCATGATACTTTCGAGAAAGTCAGCTGGATTAGAGCTCATTTGATTAAATTGAGGGGATAATGTATTTCCGGCTTCTCGTCCCTGATTTATAAATGGATCGTAATATTGCTTTTCCATGCCTGGAATTTGATTTAAGTATGGCATTGCAGAGTCTGCAGGATTCTTGCCACCTTTAAAAAAATCACTTAACCAACTCATTTCACATCTCCTTATGTGCTTGTAACGGTTTCAACCACTCCTGGTGCCGTGAGTACTTGTAACTTAGCAAGTGTCGTATTGAACCAAACGGTTCCAACAACAGAAGTAGGTACAAGTGCAGTGATTTGTGCAGTTGTAAATTGCGGAATCTGTACGCCATTATTTACAATCCTATTGTTAATAATAGCACTATTTACTAAGGTATTAAGCAAAATAATAGCGAAATTTAACGTTTGAAAAAGTTGATCATTATAAAGATATCCATCAGCCGTTAACTTGCCATCTTTTTCAGTAAAATACATATCATAAAAAACAGGGAGTGGTGAAATACTCATAGAATCACTTCAGCTACGCCATCTTTTGCAACAAAACGTTGGAATCCCCAAAATCTCAACTGTGGAGTTAACTCGTTAGCTTGCCCCAAATTCCACCACCTTATTTGATTTTGATAACGACCTTGAGGATTTAAATCATCCCCGACAACATTGCTAAATGATTCATTGCCATTTTTAGAAAAAGATAAATCCACACGTGGAACATCAAAAACGGAAACACATTGGCCACTTTGTGCAAACATTTCGTCACCTTGCTGCGTCACAATATGATGATTCCCTGTTTGCGTGATAAGAAAACCAGAACAAAGTTGCGGAGGATATGGCATGATATAATTGTCATTTACGCCTTGTTCCAACCAGAAAGTAAACATTCTTATTCTAAATTTTGCCGAATTCTCCAGTCTTATCGATTTACAAATTCGAATTCTTGGAATGACTTTCCCCAGAACATGCGGCAATAAATTATAGTTATAGGTCACATATTTCGTTGACATGTCATAAATACTGGCATCATTCAGAGATAGAAAATAGGTAGTTTCATTAAAAAAGACGATTTGTCTGGCAGGGTGGAAATCTAAATTTTCATCAGAAGCATGAAAAAACTTTTCAGTATTAAAATCATGAAATAAAGTTAAATTATCAGCCGGATTAAAAAAAGTGATTTGATAAAAAAAATGACCATCCTGTCTAAAAAAAATAGCTGTTGATTGTTCTGGGTATTTTATAGTGGACAATAAATAATCAATACCGTCCGAGGATATACGTTTTGTAGAGGAACCATTTGTCATTAATATAGAAGCTGAATTATTCTCATTTTTAGCTAGCCAACAAATAAATTCATCACTGGCCGCAATGGTCGCAATTGACATACATCCATTATCAATGTTAAACGAGGATATTCGTCTATAATTTTCTTCTTGTCCAACTTGTCCCCAAACTTCACATACCGTAGTGCCCAATACCAGCACATGATTCCCTCTTCCTGGTAATCTTTTTACCGCAATCGCGCTGTCTGGTTTAGTTTGAAGACTAAATTGTGTATTAAGCGCAATGGTATTGTCGGTAGCTCTTTCAAAGGCATACCAATTTTGAGAATTATCACTAATGGGCGAAGAAGCAATCAAAAAAAACGTATTATGATAACAAACATAATTAGGAATGATTGGATTTCCTAAAAAGGTGAGAGTTTGTTCGGTTAAAGTATTATTTATGTAATTATAAATATAAGCAGATTCTCCATCGACAATACAAATCTGATTCGATAAATTTTCATCGATGATGACTTCGCCCGTTATAGTGTTTATATTTCCTATAAATTGCGGAACTAAATTATTACCTATTTTATAAACAGAACTGGATACTACGGCAATTAAAAATCCGCCTCGAATAGAATTATAAAGGGCTCTTCCTTCGCCTGCACCATTTTGCAAAATATCAACTATTTTTTGAAAACCCGCATAATTGATGAGCCATTCATCAGAGATGAACATGTTATAGGTTTTTTCTAATGAAATTTTAGGATAACGACCAAATGTGGAACTTCCCACCACATTTACTGGCACAGATTGTATTTGTGTGCGCGCCATAAAATTCCCTTTTTATACAAGATGTCCCCTTACTTAATAAGGTTTCATCCATCCTTTTCCTAAATTTATAAATGCCCAGTTAAAAGTGCCGCGTTTTTGTAATGTAGACGTTTTTTCAACCCGCAAATCAAGAAGGCGTGAACGTTTACTAATAAACGATTCATATTTACTCAATTCTTCTTTTACTCTATCCGGCGTTTCATACGCATTTTCTGCACAGATTCTATCTGCTAGGGCATAACGCAAATAAGTTCTATAAAATTGGTCGAGCGTTAAACTTAAATCTTGTCCCAATACCACCGGAGGCAATCTAAAAATGCCATGTATTTCTATGGGATAGTTTTTGTCAGGTTTAAAGTAAATAGATAAGTTGCCACCACCCAATTGCCTTTCAAAATACCATTCAAAAGGCAATGTTTGAATATTTTCAACTCTGCTTGCGCCAAAATAGGCATTCCTTTTTTCATATTTCATCGCGTATCGTACTTGGTCCAAAAAAAACACCAGGGTATCGATTTGTATAAGATTAGGAATA